TTTGGAAGAATGGCGCGACAACCAAGTTCGGCTCGATGCAGTACGACTACAACGCCTGGGACTATCAGGGGCAATGGCTTCAAATCTACTATGACGAACTCTGCGAGTTCACCTTCAAGCAGTGGATGGCTACCTCAGCTTGGAACAGATGTCCGGTAAGCAGGAAGGTTCGCAAGTTCGGCTCTGGAAACCCTATTGGCATCGGCGCAGTATGGGTAGAAGATGTGTTTGTGAAGCACGTTCCTTGTATGGAAATGGATGCTTCGCAGAAGAGAAGCTACAACCCTCAAGACTATCCGTACTTCGAAGCAACGTACCTCGATAATCCGGTATACGCGAACGATCCGGTATTTCTCAAGAACCTCGAAGCCTACCCGGAGGCAATGCGCGATGCGCTGAAGTTCGCCAAATGGGGTGCAGCGGGCGGGTATTTCCGGGGCGCATGGGATGAGGACATTCATGTCTTTCCCCGGCATAAGTTAGAGATCAAGCCGTGGTGGAAGCAATGGATCTCAGGCAATTGGGGATATGCTCACCCGGCCAGCTATTACAAGCACGTCATGGACGATGAAGGAATTCTGTACACCTATGACGAGCTGTTTGAGCGCGAGAAGGAGCCGGAAGAGTTAGCTAAACTCTTGTGCGAATGGGCGCTTGAGGATGGCAAGATGCCGAAGTTTGAGAGCTTTGCGCATTCCTTCGATGCCAACGCTACCAAGAAGACGGCAACGATGGGCGAGAACTCAAACTCGGTTAACAACCGAATGCTGCCCATCTTAAGAAAGCATGGCATCCCAGCTCCGCATGAGAGCACGCGAGACAAGCTAGGCAGAGACACGCTGATGCGCGAGCGGATGCGGCAGAAGGTAAGACTAGGCGAAGACGCTGAAGGGCATTTGCTCGAAGTTCCAGCGTGGCAGATCTCCGACGCCTGCACGCAATTAAGGCGGATCATTCCCATCATGAAGGCTGATGAGGTTCAGCCCGAAAAGATGGAAGCAACGACAGACGGCACAGATTCACCATTACAAGGGGCTGGGTATGGTCTGTATGCCATCTATGGCAAGCCCAGAGAGAAGCCCAGAGAAGTGCAGTTGTCTGAAGTCTTAGCAGCGATTCAGAAGCCCGAGGCTGACTTAGAGCAGACAGCAAGAGCTATGGCCGGCAGGAAGTTTGATGTGAACTGGGGTAAGACGCATCAACCCGTAAGGAGGCAATTGAGATGGGGCAGACCCAAATAAAGGTTCCAGAAGGAATGCTTAAGGCATCGCTTGGGGCTGTCAACAACCGGCGCACCGTTCATTGCGATTTATGTAGCCTAAATGACTTGAGCGCAGTTCTCGAAGCCGCTCTCCGCTGGCTCTCCAACGAAATCGGTCGATTGCGCGAAACAACATGTGTGGAGGGCGTAGATAAGGAATTCATTGCAGGCATGGAAAAGGTGCGAAATCTCTTTGCAGTCCCGGAGATACCAGAGGACATTAGAGAACTCTGCCGCGAGTCATTTAGAGGTTTAGGCGGAATGACCATAGGAGAGGCTTTAGATGTGTGGCCAAAGAGGATTGAAGAGGTCGCTATCGAAGCCTTCAACAGGGGCAGAACATGCAAGTAGCCATCATCGCCATTGCGTGCTTTGCCGCTGGCATTGTCGCCCGTCATGCATGGCCCCTGTTCGTTGCGTGGCAGGATCGCAAGCTGTTTGAAAAGCAAGTGAGCTCATGGTCCTCTAAATTCAAGGTTGAAGAGCAGATCGCCCGCGCTACGCTACCGACCGAAGGCCCGGCAATCAAACCTGCCCCCCATCGCCGCGTCGGGCTTGCTGAAAGACGCGCGCGCGCAGAGTTTGAGTCCTACAAGCCGACAGAGCACCGGGACCAGGTTACAGAAAATAACATTCGCGCCATGGAGGGCAAGTATGGTCCTCAATGAAGGAGAGCACAATGCCGCTTGATGAACAGGGAACCTACCGCCACAACGATCAGTCAGCACGGCTGCACTCAGCTAAGCCCGAAAAGCCTCTTGCGCCCAAAGGCACGCCCGAGGAAAAGACGGAAGAAGAGAGCCCCATCAAAGAGCATCTGAAGGCGATGCACTCCGCAACCGGAAACGCTCATACGCACGTCGAGCATCACGGCGACGGCACACACACCTCGCATCACGTTGATGAGAGCGGCGAAGTTTCAGGCCCGGATGAGCATGAAAGCATCGAAGCTTTGAAAGAGCATCTGGCGCAGCTTGAGGGCGAAGAGTCAGATGAGGGCGAAACCTCAGAAGAACCGGAGCACGCGCACGTATCAGCGTTGGGGATGTAAATGCTGTTCAAATTTCTCAAGGAGATCAGACACTTTATGAGCACAGTTCCCGCGGGCCTTCAGGCCCTCACCACCGCAGTTAGCGACCTAACCGCAGCCGTGTCCGATGCAGTTGCGAAGATCGCAGACCTTTCCGCGCAGCTTTCCAATCTGAATTCGGAAGATCCCGCTGTTCAGGATTTGGCGAGCAAACTCGAAGATCAGGTGACGGCGCTTAAGAACGCTGTTACGCCACCGACACCGCCTACGGCCTAATCAACCCAACGAGATGTCCAGGGATGGTCAGCAGGAAGGCTAGCAAGCCGTCCATGAACATCAACCTGCCTAACTCGGCAGCTTTTCCGTTCTGACTTAGCGCGTAGACAAGCGCCCCGCATACCGCTACAAGCAAGGAGCGCCTTAACGTGCAAGGAGATTCATGGCTGCAACCTCTCAACCCGTACCTGGGCCGCTCGCTCCGAAGCTGGGCGGGGTCCGCTTCTACTACTGCACGACCTGCGGGCAGATGTATTTCAATTTCCCGCCAGATCGTATCTGCCTTGGATGCCACAAACAGGGCGGATTTAAACAAGTGGACATCAATGGCGTGGACGTAACAGATACGTTCCCCGCATAAGGAGAGACAATGGCTCAGTCAATCTCAAACGGCATTGCCAACGCTTTTGAATTTGCTTTTGGGGTGAATGGGCAGGCACAGCCGCTCATTCTCGCCTCTTCCAATACGGGAACCGGCGCCCAGACCTACATAGTCGAACTCGGCTATTCGACCACCCAAGATGGTCGCAAGATCCTGCCCCTGTTCGTGAATGCCAGCTTGACAGTCGGAACCGGCGCAAATGCAGAGACGGTCGTTGTTACCGCCGCAAGCGCCTCCAACCCGCAGGGCTTGAATACCTGCACGTTCACAGCGACTTTTGCCAATGCGCATTCAGCCGGCGAGATCGTGTCCTCTGGTTCAAATGGGTTGCAGGAAGCTGCGGCTGACCGGCTTGCGGCTGGTGGTGGTCTGATTGCGCTCACTCCGGCTTGGTTCAGGCAATATGCGAGCCATGCCGCTGGAATCACAGCGCTGACGGGGTTCAAGTCACTTGGTGCGACGACCACCGTGCTCGATTACTCTGGCATTGCAGGCGTGTTCAGTTATGCCGCTGCGGCTGGCTCGGTCTACGCTTCGACAACCCACGTCCTCTACTAGGCGGTGAGCGATGCCGTCAGTCTCGAAGGCACAACAAACCGCGATTCAGATCGCAGAGCACAATCCCAGCAAACTCTACAAACGCAATCGGGGCTTGCTGGGCATGTCTCATGGCCAATTGCATGACTTTGCGGTGGGATCAGAGGCAGGCAAGCCGGAGTATGCACCGAAAAAAGAGGGCGCATTGCGTCGGCTTGCAAGAGGGATGAAGAAATGATCACCGCTGAAGAAATCGCATCCCGCCAAAAGATTCTCCGCGTGAAGGAGCAGATCGAAGCTCCCCGCGTGGCAGGGGAGAAGCACGTTATTGTCTGCCCCTATTGCCATGACATCAACGTCGAAGGTCAGACGCTTTGCTGCGATACGCTCAGAACCTGCGTTATCACCATCCTGATGGGCAAGCGACAGGAAAAGATCGAAGAGGCTCACAGCAGATATGTCAACTAGCCTTGTGGCTCCGGAGCAGTTAGAGGCTGAAGAGCCCGAGATTGAGGAAACCGGCGAAGATTGGCGGCAGGAAGACGGATTTCCGAATCTTCCTGAAGAGAAGCAGAATGTTCTGAAGGGTCTTTTGCGCTCTGCGCTGACCCGCGAGGTCTATTCGCGCCGTACCGAGGTCATTGACGCCCGCCAGCAGAGGTTTTACTCGCGTTCCATCCAGTACATCTACTGGAATTGGAATACGATGATGTTCGCTCCGCTCTACCAGGGCGGGACAGGCACCGCAGCCGATCAGGAACGCTACTGCGATGTGTACGACATCTATTCCGCATTCTTGAGAACGCTGACAGCAGCTCTGTCGCAGAATGATGTTGGCGCGCACATGGTCCCTCGCACGG